ATTCATGATCCGCCACAAGCGAGTCTGTAACCGCACAATCGCAAGCGCTCGTGAGCTGAGCCTACACGGCCACGCAAAACGCCGTCAGTCGGTCAAAGACGTAGCGCGGCAGATCCGTGACGAACTTGGGCTTCCGCCTGATCGGCGGTTGGTGTGACCTCCGTAGAGATGCACCTGCCGTTTCCACCGCGCACGCTGAGCCCCAACGCACGGCTTCACTGGCGAGCAATGGCTAAAGCGAAGAAGGCCTACAAATCCGAATGCGCCTGGAGTCTGTTCCAGCAGCCGGCGCCCGCATTCGATGATGGCGAGCGCATACCTCTCAAAATCACGATCAGCCCACCGGACAAAAGACGCCGGGACCGGGACAACCTCCAGCATTCGCTGAAGTACGCGCTCGATGAATTGGCCTGCCACCTAGGCGTGGACGATTTCATGTTCGATCCATCCTACACGTTCGGCGAACCGGTCGCGGGCGGCAAAGTCGTCGTGGTGATCGGCTAATGCCCCTGTCCCCGCAACAAATCGCCGAACACGCTCAGCGTTTGGCTCAATTCGCCGAACTACTGAGCCTCGATCTTGGCACACGAGAAGTTGCCGAACGAATGGGCATCACCCCCAAGCGTGCCGAGAAATACCTTTCGCGACTCCGCAAGGATTTGGGGCCGCAGGCATGTTAGGCCGCAAGCAGCCATACACGCACGCCACGCCTTCGACTGGAAGGTTCAAGGCCGGCATCCGCAGGGAGCGAAAAGACTTCAAAGTTCCGCCTGCGATCGCCCCGCGAGATCCATGCCCGCGCTGCGGCGTTCGTCGCGACATAGGCTGCGGACACTCTCAGGCACCGTTGGGGATGGTGCTGTGAGCGCGCGACCGATCGGAGAATTGATCCGCCCGCTGATCGTGCGATCGCTCGGCTTGGCACGCCTGCAACACTTTTTGGACTGCTTTGACGCTGCCGGACGTGAAGAGTGGATCGCTGACTTCGAGCGCACACAGACAATTACCCACGAGGAGGCGGCACTGCTGCGCGAGCACAACGAGGCGCACGCCTGATGGCCGAGTTCCCCGCGCTGCCGTTGTTTACCGACGCCTATCTCGGCGACACGACGCACCTCAGCACGTTTGAGCACGGCGCCTACCTACTGCTGCTCATCGTGTCCTGGCGCTCGCCTGGATGCTGCGTGGCCGACGATGACACGTTGCTCGCCCGCTACACGCGCATGACCCGCGACAAATGGCGCAAGGTTCGCCCGATCCTTGAACCGTTTTTCCGGATCGGGGACGGCTTTTGGCACCAAGCCAGATTGCAAGATGAGCTCCAGCATTTGCAAAGCAAGCGTAAGCAACAGAGCGATGCTGGAACGGCCAGCGCTAAAGCTAAATCATTGAAAAGAGCCAATCGAGGCTCAACGCCCGTTGGCAAACCGTCGCAACGAAACGCCAACGAACAGCCAACCCCCTTCACCCTACCCATTATTCCGTTAGATAAATCTAACGGGGCAGAGCCCGATCAAGTTTTCTGGGCCAATGCAAAAGCATTCTATGCTCCGCACACCAAGGGCGATCCCGGAAAGCTGATCGGGGCATGGTGCAGGGACTACGGCAAGGAGCCGACTGCACAAGCGATTACCAAGGCGCAATTGGATCGCCCCGCTGAGCCGGTTCCGTACACCATCGGCTGCCTGAAACAGTTGGCGCGACCGCAGCCAGCGGTGCCGCTGTGAGCTGGCATCCAGTGAAGGCAGGCAAACAACTCTGCCCCGAGTGCTCCCATGCTCGGAAAAACAAACGGGATCGGTGTCTCTCGGTTTCACGGAAGGATGATGGGTATGTATGGCTCTGCCACAACTGCGGTTTCCGAGGGTCCGACGCTACATCCCAAGCACGACCTTTGGCTAAAAAAACGCGGCATCCAATCCGTTATCGCGCAGACGATGGGGGTCAGCACATCGACCGACAGTCAGGGCAATTGGCTTGTGTTCCCGTATCGCCTCGACGGTCGAATCGTGAACCGCAAGTTCCGTCTAACGGCAGAGAAACAGCACCGCATGGACCAGGGCGGAAAGCTCTGTTTGTGGAACGCCGAAGCCTTGCGGTTGCCCCACGTCGCGAGCGGATCGCCAGTGATTATCACCGAGGGCGAATTTGACGCGCTCATCGCCATCCAGAGCGGATTTCAGGCGACGGTCTCGGTTCCCAATGGGGCGCCGGCAGAGCGCATCGACGATCCCGTCAATTCCAACCGCTATCGGTTCCTGTGGGAAAGCAATGACGATCTGGAGCGGGTCAAGCAGTTCGTTCTGGCGACTGATGGCGACAAGCCGGGGGTGACGCTGGCCCACGATCTTGCCGCGATCCTTGGCCCAGAGCGCTGCAAGTTCGTCACCTATCCGGACGGCTGCAAGGATCTGAACGAGGTGTTCCTTGCCGAAGGGACGGTCGGGGTTTCGCGTGTCATCGACCAGGCCAAGCCGTTCCCGGTCAAGGGTCTCTATCGCATCGACGATTTTCCGGAGGCTCCCGAGCTCCAGTCGATGGAAACCGGAATCGACTGCCTCAACGAGCACATGCGGATTGTTCTCGGAACGCTCACGGTTTTCACCGGCTACGCCAACATGGGCAAAACCACGGTGATGAACACGATCGTCGCCCATGCCATAGCTCACGGCGTGCCGACATGCGTGGCGAGCTTTGAAACGGCTCCGAAGCCAATCCTCATCGACGGTCTCGCAAAAGCCATGATCGGTTGCAGCGATTACGAGTTCATCGATCACCCGCTGCGGGTCGGAGCCTACAAGGAAATTGGAAGCAAGCTCACGATCATCTCGAACGCTCTGGATGAGGAGTTGGAGTTCGACATTGATACGTTTCTGGACACGGCGAGGGCATCGATCGTCCGCGACGGAACTAGGCTTATCGTCTTGGATCCGTGGAACGAGCTTGAACACAAACGGAGACGGGACGAGAGCCTGACCGAATATGTCGGCCGCGCCATTCGCCGGGTCAAATCGTTTGCAAGGCGCAACAACGTCGCGGTGTGGATCGTCGCGCATCCAACCAAGCCGCAGAAGGGCGTCAATCAGATGCCCTCGCTCTATGACGTTTCAGACAGCGCCAATTGGTCAAACAAGGCCGATTACGGGCTCGTCTATCACCGGCCAGACAAGACCGTGAACGCGGCTCAACTGGCGGTCGTCAAGGTTCGCATGGGACTGCCTGGATTCTGCGGAGTGCAGGACGTGTTCTTCGACCATCGCGTCAGCCGCGTTGCTGGCATCTCACCCACCGGAGGAAGGTAATGGCGTCTCGGGGGATCAAGGGAGGGGAGCATGGCTAAGCGCAGAGGACGACCGAGGAAGCCTGGACCGCGTAAGCTCGACGGGACGCTGGAGCGCGGCAAGTTCACACCGCCACCGGATCACATTTTGGAGCGGCGGAAGCTGTTTTCATTCGTCAACCCAACCGCCGGACCGGACGGCCGCAGCGGCGAGATCGACCAGGATGTGTGCGACGGGATCGGGCAGTTCCACGCCTTGGGCCTGCTCGACGGCTATCCGATCGACGCGTTGGAGCTGCGCAATATCGGCAGGGAATGGCGCGACTGGTTCGTAAGCCTGCTTCGCCGGCAGGGTTACAAGGGCGGCGGCTACGAGCGCATGGACAAGGCGCGGGAAAGTGAGCCGAGGCACAGCGAACGACTTGACCGGATGGACGATGCTCTGACCGGTTACGAGCGATCGGCACTGATGAGCCTGCTGATCGATCCAGTTGTCGGAAGTTGGCCACTTGGCGAAGAGAACAGCCCTTGGGTTCGCGGGATCATCGGCGCCGAGCTTTTGAAGCGCGGGAGAATTGTCCAGTTCGTGTGCGTGACGGGGAGCGATTACCAGCTTCTGGCGGCGGCGATCCGGGGACTCTTCAGCCTGCACGACGCGAGCTTGCCGGGGCGGTACGAGCGGCGCGCTGCTTAGTCGCGGAACACTTTACCAGCCTCACGCGTTGTCCCCGCGACCACTTGACGCGGGGCTAATTTTGGTGTATGCCAGCTAATGAATTGGCTTGCGCCCGCCGGAGATGATCCGAGCGGGCGTTTTTGTTTCCCGCGCCGATCCCCTGCGGGGCTTCCCCGGCCAGCGGCTCCCTTCGCCGACGCACTGATGCAAGAAGCGGCGCAATAGTCACGCTGTGCCGGGGATTTCCTATGTCGAGATTCCGCAAACGCCTGATCTGGGAAAGGGCTCGTGTCGTGTCTGAAAGCGACGAAGGTTTGGAGTGCAAGCCGGAATTGCTGCTCTACGCCTTCGAACTGGTCGGCGGCTATGCCACTGGCAAAAGCCACAAGGCCAAGCTTGAGAACCGAATGGAGCTGGCGCTTAGCCTCGTCGATTGGGCAATTTCCGAATGTGATCGCGGGATGAAGTTGCTAGAGCTTTCATCGCAGATGGCGATTTCGCCCCGTCCTCCAGGGCCGATTGTCGGCTTTCCGTGATCCTCTTCCGCCAGCCCGCGAAATACCGGGCATGGTGGGACACGGACTTCAGCCGGAACTGGTTTTTGACTGGATTGCTGGCGCTGCTTTGGGCGCAGCACTTCACTCCGATTCCGCACATGCCCGCAGACAACGACAAAGACCATCTGAGATGGTGAGGGTTAAGCAATGACCATTGAGGTGACCTACTTCACCGGCTCGCCGAATTACAACATGTACGGCACCCCGATCAGCTCTGAAACCGTGACTGCCTCCGGAACATCGGCGCAGTCCGGAACAACCCCGGCTAATGCGAGGATCGTCCGCATCCGCGCGACGGCAAACGATCGATTCGCCTACGGCTCAAACCCGACCGCCACGGCCACTGCCGGCGCGAACGGTCATTACATCGGATCTGGCGACATCATCGATCTCGACGCGGTGTCCGGAAACAAGATCGCGGTGATTACCGCCTCCTAAACGACTGACAATCCTGTCACCGCCCACGCCTTAGGCGAGCGGAAACGCGAGGGATTAAAATAGTGGAAGCTACTGCCAAGCCGCCCGCCGCAGGGAAGGGGCGCCCGAAAGGCGCTGTCAACAAGACAACAGCCCTCGCCAAGGAAGCGATTGCCCAAGCCGCCGAAGGATTGGGCGGAGCTGAGCGCCTGATCCTGTGGGCCAAGGAGGACGCGCAAAACGAGCGCGCCTTCTGGACACAGATCTACACCAAACTCCTACCGCTTCAGGTGAACGCTGACGTGAAAGCCTCCATTGAGGAGGTAAGGCACCGGATCATTGACCGCGCTCCAAATTGACGTGGCTCGGGCTTTTCGCCCGTTGCTCGATCCAGCGCGATACAAAGGGGCCTATGGAGGCCGCGGCTCTGGGAAGTCGCAGTTCTTCGCTGGCGAGATGGTGGCGATTGCCATCCGCAAGCCTGGCTTTCGAGGGCTGTGCTGCCGCGAGGTGCAGAAGAGCCTCAAGGAATCGGCCAAACGGCTAATTGAGCAGAAGATCGAAGAGTACGGCGTCGGCGAGATGTTCGACGTGCAGGTCGATGGCATCAAGACGCCCGGTGGTGGACTGATCGCCTTCGCCGGCCTTCAGGATCACACGGCGGAATCGATCAAGTCTTACGAGGGTTTTGACGTGGCGTGGGTCGAGGAGGCCCAGACGGTCAGCGCGAAATCGCTCAATCTTCTTCGGCCCACAATCCGAAAGCCGGGAAGTGAATTGTGGTTCAGTTGGAACCCTCGCCGCAGGGTCGATCCTGTCGATGCGATGTTGAGGGGTGAGGAGCTTCCGACCGGCGCGCAAGTCATTCGGGCGAATTGGGACGCGAACCCGTGGTTTCCCGAAGAGCTGGAACAGGAGCGGCTCGACTGCCTTAGAATGCAGCCCGAGCATTACGATCACATTTGGGAAGGCGGCTACGTCACCGTTGCTGAGGGGGCGTATTACGCCAAGCCCCTGCTGGAAGCGCGGCAGCAGGGCAGGCTAACGACGCTTTCGCCTGATCCCTTGTTCGCTATGCGGGCCTATTGCGACATTGGCGGGGCCGGGGCTCGGGCCGACGCATTTTCGATGTGGGTCTGCCAGTTCGTCGGCGGACGCATCAACGTGCTGAACTATTACGAGGCGCAGGGTCAGCCGATCGCCGAGCATATGGCGTGGCTGCGCTCGCAGGGGCTGGATGCTGGCAAGGTCGAAATCTTCCTGCCTCACGATGGCCTGAAGGAGGGCGGCCCCAATCCGGGCAGCTTCGAGAGCGCGTTCAAGGACGCGGGCTACAGCGCCACGACGCTGCGGAATGAGGGTTCTGGGGTGGCGGGCGCAAAGACGGCGCGCATCGAGGCATCGCGACGGCTGTTCCCGTCGATCTGGTTTGACGAAAGCAAATGCTCTTCCGGCCTGGATGCTCTGGGCTGGTATCACGAGAAGCGGGACGATGACCGCGGCGTCGGACTTGGGCCTGAGCACGATTGGTCGAGTCATGCCGCTGACGCTTTCGGTTTGATGTGCGTCGATTACAGACCGCCCGCAGCGGCGAAGCGATTGGGCATGAGCACAATGGCGAGGAGGGTAGTTTGATCGAAGTCGCACCCGACTTGCTCGCCTTCCTCCAGCAGGAAGAAACGCGCGGCCGCAACGAAAGCCTGGAACTGCGCGCCGAAACCGCACTGAAGAGTTACAACGGCGATTATTACGGCGACGAGGTTGACGGCTGCTCCAAGGTCGTTGCCCGCGACGTGGCCGAAGTCGTCGATTACATGACCATCAGCCAGGGGCGCAATTTCGTCTCCGGCGATCGGGTGGTGGAGTTCGAACCGGATTCCTCGCAGATGGAGCAGGTTGCGGACGACGCCACGGAGGTCATGCACCGCGACTTTGCCCGCAAGGGCTATTCGCTCATCATGGACTGGATCAAGGCCGGGAACATCGAAACTCTCGGCATTGTGAAAGCCTGTGCGGAGCGGCGGAAGAAGCGGACGGAAGTCATATCTGCCGACCCCGAGGGCGACGGGGCGATCGAGGCGGACAGCCTTGGTGTCGATCCCGCCAGTGGCATGGAGATGTTCCGCGCCATTGTGCTTCAGGACGCGCCGACAGAGTTCCGGGATTATCTGGTCCCGCTGGAAGAGTTCCGCATCGCCCCGGAAACCAGAGATCCTGACGAAGCGGTCTATATCGCGCACGCCTCGATGCGAACGCTCTCCGAGCTCGTCGAGATGGACCTGTGCAGCGCGGACGAAGCCGAGACGCTGCAGGGTGATGAATTGCCCAGATCATTGTCTCAGGCCCGCGACGGTGGACTGGAGACGGTCGGCATCCATCGCAGCGACGTGCATCGCCGCGTGCTGCTGCTTGAGGAATATGTTCTCTTCGACGCAGACAGGGACGGCATAGCCGAAAGGCTCTGCGTTCACCGCGTCGGCAACACGGTGCTGCGCATTGAGGAATGCGACTATCAGCCGTTCGTGATCTATTGCCCGTTCCCGATGCCGGGGCGGCTTGCTGGTCACTCGCTGGCCGACAAGGTTACGGACATACAGCGCATCCGCACGGCGCTGATGCGGCTGAACCTCGATGGCCTCTATCGCAACCTCGCGCCACGGACCTACGTTCCAGACGATTGCGTCAATGAGAATACCTACGATGACCTGCTGACCGTCATTCCGGGCGGACTGGTGCGCTACAGGGGCGTTCAGGCGCCTACGCCCGAGCCTAAGAACGATGTTTCAGCGATTGCTCTCCAAGCCAGTGAAGCGCTCATTGCCGAGCGCGAGAGCCGCACGGGCATTACGCGGCTCAACCAGGGCCTTGACGCTGATGCGCTGAACAAGACCGCCACTGGAACCGCGCTGATGCAGGCGCAGGGCCAGCAGATGGAGGAATATCTCGCCCGCAACTTCGCCGAAGCGCTGGCGCGATTGATGCGGCTGAAGCTCAAGCTTCGCGCGCGTTACGGCCAGCCCATGCGCCTCCGGGTTGACGGGGAGTATCGCGACATCGATCCCTCGCAATGGCCCGAGGACATGGAAGTGATGATCCGAGTCGGCTTGGGATCGGGGCGCAAGGAGCAGCGGCTGATGAACCGCATGAACCTTCTGAATATCCAGCGCGAGTGCATGTTGGGCGGTCTGCCGATCGTTCAGCCCGAGCATATCTATAAATCGATTGCTGGCGTGGTGAAGGACGCCAACCTTGGCTCGCCGGCTGATTTCGTCGCCGATCCCTCGACCCTGCCGCCGCAGGAGCCGCAGCCCGATCCAGAGATGGTGAAGGTTCAGGCTCAGCTTCAGATGGATCAGGCCAAGCACGAAGGCGACATGCAGATCAGGGCTGCCGATCTTCAGGGCAAGCAGCAAGAGGGTGCGCTGAAGCTGCAACTGTCGCAGCAGGAATCGGCGGCGAAGCTTCAGCTTGAAGCGCAGAAGGCCGAGTTCGAACGCGAGCAGGCGATCGCGCAGATGATGTTCGAACGCGAACTGGCCGTGCAGAAGCTGGAGCATGAGAAGCATCTCGCGTTCTACAAGGCTGACAAAGACGCTGAGGCGAAGCGCTACAGAGAAGGCGGGAGCTTGGCTCAGTAATGGACCGCGACCACACCGCCGAAACCGCAGCACGAGGCCAGCGGGCGCAACTCTGCGACGAGTTCATTCGCCCGATCCTTGAAGACACGAAGGAGGGCTATCTCGCACGCATTGCTGAGATCGCGTCAACTGAGTTGAGCCCGAAGGTGCGGAGCGAGAAGATCACCGCGCTATCCATTGCGCTGAAGGTGCTTAGGAACCTGACCAACGGACTGGACGCCGCCATTGAGGCGGGCCGGGTTGCCGAGCGGTCGCTGATCAAGTCCGCCGAGATTGAGCGCATGGGCACCGAGAGGCGGCGCCTGCTCGATATTGTGCCGCTGAGATAACCATAAGAGCGGGGTCAACCCGCCACCACCATCCACGCCACACGGCGGGATCGCTCAACTGAGCGCAACAAGAGCCTGAAAAAGGACGATCGACAATGGCCCAGCCCGAAGTGGCAGCCGGAGGCGACGGCAATCCCGCTGACGCAAACCCGGCAGACGCATTCAACGCACTCGCCGACGAAATGCTAGGCGTGGAGCCTGAGCAGGAAGAGGAACCGGAAGAAGAGGAAGCCGAAGGCGATGAGCCGGAAGTGGAACTCGAAGAAGCCGAAGACGAAGAGGACATCGAACCGGAGGATGATCTTCCGGCCATCGAGCCGCCCAATTCGTTGACCGCCGAGGAGAAGGAGCAATTCAAGAGCCTACCCCGTGAAGCGCAGGAGTTCACCGCTCGGCGCATCGGGGAGCTTGAGAAGGGCTTTCAATCCAAGGCCCAGGAAGCGGCCCAGGTCAAACAGGCCGCGCAACTCGAAGCGCTAAGGGCGGTCGAGCAGATCAAGGCGCAAGCCGCCGATGCTCTGCAAAACTACGCCAAGCAATTCGAGATGCAGATTGTAGAGCCGGATATCGCACTCGCGATGAGCGACAATCCAGCGGATCGGGCTCTATACGTCCAGCAGGATCGGATGAATAAGCAAATTCTCGCTCAGCGCGAACAAGCGCAGCGGGATGCTGAAACAGCCCGAGCCGAGCAGGCACAGATTCAAGCAGCCCGAGCCGAGCACGAAGCAACCATGTTTCGCCAGCAGCTTGAGGCTGAACTGCCGGAAATATTCGACCAGGCCAGCGGACAGGAGCTCGTCAAGGAGCTGAATGCCACCGCCGAGCTGCTCGGATTCGACCCCAACGAAATCTCCGATGTGTCGGCAATCAAGGCCCTCAAGGTCACATCCGAATGGAAGACCAAG